TGCTCTGCACTTGCATAAACGATGCTCATCATAGGCGCTGCGCCGAATTCTGGCATCTCATAATCGATGAAGAGGATCGTAAAGAACGCAATCATTACAGCCCCCAGTTGCTGGCGCACACGGGGCCAATGCCCATCTCAATGGAGACAGGATCCGTAAGCTCGCGTCCGCAACAGGAACACCGCCCAGTGACCTTACCATGCTGGACTGCCTCACCCCTTGGGTCAGATGCTACCCGCACTACAGCGTCCGCTGTATCGCCGTGACAGGTGCTTACGGGCATGAACTTGCCCTGCATGATCTTGCCTTGGTAATCAGGTCCACGCTTCACGTACACGGCACCACCGTTGCGGCCCTGCATGGGTGCGAGAGAGAAGGCAAGCTCCGCTGCGCGAAAGACTGGTTTCTTGACCTTGGCTGTTTCAAGCAACGTCTTGATGCGTGACACGTCAACATCGCGGGTCATTTCCTCGCGGCGCTCAGTTCTGCGCTGAACTTTGCTGATCATGTTCTCTGCCGCATCCCACTGGCGCTCAGACAGGTTGCCCTTGTTTGTGTACTGCACAAGCAGGGACATTGCGAAGCTGTTCCACTGGCGCATCTCGCCAAGCTTCAAAAGGATTTCTTCTTCTTCCATCACCATATTCTCCCAAGATTACGGATGAACGCATCACCATCGTGATGCTTTTCGACCAACTCAAACTCTTCACCCTTTGCCTGTAAGGCATTGAGGAAGAGGGCCATGTCGCAGTCCTCTTCGAGGTACAGTGTCGGTACAAACTTGTCAGTCACCTGACCGTAACTGAACTTGCTGACCTCACACAGTTGAAGCCCTGCGTTCTGCAGGTCACGTAGCGGCACTTCCAGCCAGCCATGACCCGCATCAATGTGATATGTATATTTGGTCACTTTTCTTCCTTTCCCCATATCAAAACTTTACCGATCACCTTGGACCGTATGTCTGTCCGACCAAGGATCTCAGTGACGAAATATTCTTCCAAGTCTTCGAAAGACTGGAACTCGTACCGCTCGTAGACTTTTCCCCGTGCGGTGATTTGATCAATCTTGATGTACATTTTGCACTCCATAAAAAGTTCAAATGAACTTTGCGCAGCAGCCCCGCGAGGGGCTACCAACCAAAACTCACCATGCGAACATGAAAAGAAACAGGCCAACGGTGAAAGCCGTGAAGGCGACCCCAGAGACAAAAGCCTCTAGGATCAACAGGAAGCGTTGGCGTTTGTTCATGACGCAATACCAAGCTCGTCGAGCATCGCCACAACGGCAGCATCGACAGTGTCGTTCTCGTTAGCCGCCTCAGCCTCAGCGGCCTTGGCAGCGGCAGTGTCACGGTACGCTTTCCGCGCAGCCATCAACTCCCGCATGACGTTTTGGAATTCGTCAAGCTCATCGTCATCAAGGCCATCCTTGAAGACATCGCCTTGCACCTGCTTGCCGTTCTCATCCTTCTTGGTAGAGAACTTGCCGACAACCTGTTCAGCCAAGCGTTGAGCTTTTGACTTATCGCTCTCGCCCTTGACCGCTTTGGCGAGCTTGTTCTCGCTATCGATCTCCATTGCAGCGAGGTCACGCACAATGGCGTCAGCGGTGTACTGGCTGGGGATGTCGCCAATCTGGTCAGTGATCAGACGCACGGCACCGACAGAGTTTTCGACGTACCGCTTGACGGTAGCCTCTTTGAGGCCAGCCTCTTCAAGCAGCGCAGCGCGGAGCGTCTTGGAAACAGCGCGGGGCAGGTTACCCTTGACCAGTTTGACGTGGGCGATGGTGGCGATCACCTCGCCGTAGGCCCCCATCTTCTGGGCGTTAGCAGCCTCGTTGTTGTCACGGTTCTGGCCCTTGAGGTCAGCAATTGCTGCCTCAGCCTTGAAGACAACATTGATTGAGGCATCGGATACGGTAAAGTTTTTTGAAGCAGTCATCTGTTCATCCTTTTCTGGCTGACTGGTTTCGAGATAGGCATGAAGCCAAAGATGCAGCCCGTAGGCTGCACTGTTTGGGTTCATGCTGCATGGCCCAACCAAGCATCGTTGATGCATTCCTCATCAACAATGATTGAAGGCCCCATGTCTTTGAAAGCGTCCACAAACTTGCTGGACAACTGAACGTAGCCAACAGAGGCGCACATGAAGATCATGGGCTTAGGCGCATCGACAAAGATCAAATCACCCACGGACAGGCTGCTACCGCCACCGTGGCGACAAGCAATCTGATTTAGCTCAGTGGGGTAGGGCGCGTTCTCGAACACAAAAATCTTCTCAAGATTTTCTTTGATTTGTTCAGCGCCATTGTCACCTGCGTCCAGTTCGATCTCATAAGAGGTCTTGTGTCCATAGACCCTGTGTATCAGGCCATACAGGGCTGGAAGCTCAAGGGCTTTGGCGTCACGGCTGAACAAGCATTGCAGGTCAGCATAGGCCCGTGATTGTGGGTGATCGTCCCAGCTACCCTGTGGGGCGTTGAGCATCGCACGGACATGGGGTGACATGCGCTTTTTCATAACATGATATTTCATGATTTTCTCCTCTTCATGATACCAACATCGCAGCCCCGTGGGGCTGCAAACTTGGGGTCATGCTGCTTGGGATGGGGGATAGTGCTTGCCAAGGCTGGCAACCTGACCAGCAACCATGCTGACGTGCATGATGTCATCAGGATCGAATTCACCGAAAGCGTTCTCGTTGTGAAGGAACTCATCGGTCTTGTAGATCCAGATATCACCAGCACTGCTATTGTACTGGTACACCCACTGATGCGCAGTGTTGGTGCTGGCGCGGATCAGCAACTGAGATTGCCCACCGTCACCAACCAAGGTGATCAGGACCGACACGCCAAAGGGCGTGATTTGTTGAATTTTAGAACGTAGTTCTGCCATAATAGCCTCCGATTAAGAATTGCTGGGGTTTTCGATCATGTGGTCCATCACGTCCCACATGACATTCAAGCGGTTGCTGCCGATCTGAGCGGCATGCTTTGCGGCAAAGTTTTGAGCCATCTGGTAGTAGCTCTCAGCTTCGTAATCGCGGCCTTCAGACTTGCAGCGTGTATGCATGCGATAAGCAGCGGCAGCGTTTTTCAAGTGGATCATTGGAAACTCCTCTCAAAGGTTGTTGGCGCGTACTGCATAAGCAGCGTCTCTGCGCAGTTGAGCCTCGCTCACAGCGAAGACCATCTTAGGGCGTGGCTCATGCAAGAACCAAGCAATACAGGTGAAGATCAAAACAAACAGGACAAAACCCATTGTGTTTCCTTTCAGTCAAGTGGGACCATGACAACGGCAACCGTAGCTGCCGTTCTCGTATTGTCTCACTCCAACCATCTTTGCGTTCTCTACCTGTCGCCGTGGCAAATCTGAAAGGACATCCCTTCTGGAAGGGGATGCTGTTCCAGCGGACCTAGTTCCGATACTGTGCATCAATGGTGCGCCCCGTTTGGTGGGAAGCCCGATCTTCATGGGGAAAGATGATTGTCGGCGTGTTGCCCGATCATCCGTCCGCTAGGACCGAAGCTCTCTCTACTGCCCGTGCGGGGCTTTATGTCTTGTCCGCTGAGAGGTGGCGGCGCGGTCCCAAGGACCTTGTCGGGGTTAGGGCGAGGGGGCAAAAGAGGCCGCGTCAGCCCGTCCGACACCCCTTTATCTAATGACCTGATGTTACCCTGTCAACCCCCATGCTACCTGATATTACCAGTGTGACACAGGAACACCAATAAAACATGACAAAAAAAGTTTGGGGGTGTATGCTGCAAATTAGTTCAATTGCACTTTTCTGGGGATCGCTTGGACCAGATCACAGTGCCAAATCAGGGGTGATTCGCTGGACCGAAAACCCCGAAAGCCAAGCGCAGCGTCGAGGTCAGGATGACAAATAAGAATAAGCCAAATCTCACAGTAGTGAGTAATACAGGTAAGAAGAGTACAGGCACTAGGAAGAAAAGTGCCACCAATACCAGAGGGCTTACAGACAAACAGGAAGCCTTCGCTCAGGCCATCTTTGAGGGGGCAAACTTTAGTGATGCGTATCGGAAGTCATATGATGCAGCAAACATGAGTAATGCAAGCATACACAATGAGGCTTGCCTGTTGGTCCAGAACCCCAAGGTGTCCATGAGATTAGAGCAGCTAAATGCTGAAAGAGAGCAGCAGCGGCGCATGCAGAGCCTCTCAAGAGGTGACTTTGTTTTGAAACAGCTAACAGATGAGGCACTGAACCCTGACAATTCTGATGGGGCGAGGGTCCGCGCACTGGAACTGCTTGGGAAGAGCGTGGCGCTGTTCACAGACAAGGTGGAGACGGAAGACAAGACAGAGCGTGACGCGGAAAGCATCAAGGCTGAACTGCAAGCCAAGCTGGATCGCCTGTTGGGATAAGTTCAATTGCACTTCTGCGCTCCGCATCGCAGTCAGTGCAGCGGCTCAGGGGTGGGCCTTGCGAATTCAGAAGGAACGCGACACCCCACCCACCCCCATCCCCCCCTTGCTCGCTCGTCGCATGGACACGCGTATACATGATGTTCCACACAAACGATTACATACTGCTAGGAATCCTATACCCCCCCCCTATAAAAAGTTCAAAGATTTAGAAAACAGAAACCTTTACCCACCATGACATATGCCTCTTTACCCTATTGACCCTATTGACTCTATTGACATATCTAAAATTGGTCTATGCTTGCTGTATCGTCTACTGAAGTAAGCCACTAGCGTACTGTCTGAGCAAGCAATCTTTATGTTTCTATGTCTACGATGGAACCTTGTGGTTTAGTGCCTGTATTCTGATTGCCGAACTTGTCGTAACTTAGGATGAGATCCAGTTGTTGTCTCTCCAGCGCCTTAGCGAGCTTGTGAGCGCGGTTGTGTTGTTTCTGGACCTGTTGCTGCGCCTGATGGTTTTCGATGCTCTCGCGGCTTCTCTCAACGCCCACGGCAAACGGTAAATTTCCTACTGGCTCAAGCATTGGCTAACCACACAAAACCCACAAGACTAGCAAACAAAACTAAGAACAAAACAATTCCAGCGCACCACTCAATAATAGTTTGCTTAATCTCCATCCTACGGAAGTCATGCTCACGCTTTTGTTTTCTGATCTCCGCCTCTATTCTCAAAAACTCCTGCCAGTGAGATGGTCCCAGTATCGCTGGATGGCTAATCAACTCCCGCAATTCATCACGCATTCTCTGTGCTTGCTTCCTTGCAAGAAACACTTCCATAGCTTGTGCCTGTACGCCACCGCCTAGTAGTTTGTACCACGGTGGTTTTTCTGCCATCTTCTCAGCCTGATCAATATCAGCCATACAGTTGGCCCATTGCTGCAACTGCTGCCCCATATCTTGGAGATCTCGTCCGACTTGGACGCCTTTTTTCAAAAAATTGTAAGCGGCTTGCGCCCCGGCAATCGCCACACCTATTTCAATCATGTGTCGTAGAACCTCACAGGACATTGATAGTTTGGTTCCACCCTGTAAGCTTTATCGTACCACATGTAGCTTGGTCTTTCATACCCACAATCGTAGATGCAGACCTTGTAGAGTCCGAATGAAAACGCATGTCCCCACAGTATTGAGATCAAAACACATGTCATACGAGTCACCGTTAGTTCAATTGAACTTTTACTTCTATATATCGGTAGACGTTACGGTAGACGATATCTTATATCGGTAGTCTACCGATATATATTATATATATATTATATATACGCGTGCGCGTATATATAATATACTACACGCGAGAGAAGGGTTTCCTCCCTGTCCCTTTTCTCTGGTAGGTGGGCATTCCCCCACTCAATGCTCACCTACCTCACACAATAGGAGAGACTATGCAGAACATCACTGCAATGAAAGACAAGATATCTCAGCTACCTGTGGAGCAGCAGGTTGAGCTTTTAGAATTGCTTGAGCAGCTAGAGGAAGCAGAAAACAAAAAGAACGCAAAGGATAACTTCATAAGCTTTGTGAATCTTATGTGGCCCAGTTTTATTTCTGGTCGGCACCATAAAGACATGGCTAATGCCTTTGAGAGAGTGGCGCGAGGAGAATTGAGGCGGCTGATAATCAATATGCCACCCAGACACACGAAGTCAGAGTTTGCATCCTACCTTCTCCCAGCTTGGTTTCTTGGAAAGTTTCCTGAGAAGAAAGTTATTCAAACGGCACACACTGCAGAACTGGCTGTTGGCTTTGGTCGTAAGGTTAGAAACCTGATACAGTCTGAGGATTTTGGGAAAGTGTTTCCTAATATTACCCTGTCTTCCGACTCCAAGGCCGCTGGACGCTGGAACACAAACAAACGTGGGGATTACTTTGCGATTGGTGTTGGTGGTGCCGTTACTGGTAAGGGTGCTGATCTTCTAATTATTGATGATCCGCACTCAGAACAGGATGCCCAGCAAGGTCAATTCAATTCTGATGTGTATGATCGTGTGTATGAATGGTACACATCTGGTCCTCGTCAGCGTTTGCAACCAGGTGGTGCGATTATTGTGGTTATGACCCGCTGGTCAAAGAAGGATCTGACGGGACAAATCCTAAACTCAATGGCAGATAGGGCTGGCGTTGATGAATGGGAAGTGATTGAGTTCCCTGCTATCTTGCCATCTGGCAACCCTCTATGGCCTGAATTCTGGTCTCAAAAGGAATTAGACGCTCTCAAAGCAGAACTTCCTGTATCCAAATGGTCAGCCCAGTACCAACAAAACCCCACATCAGAAGAGGGTGCGCTGATTAAACGGGAGTGGTGGCGCGAATGGGAGAGCAGCAAGCCACCAGAATGCGAAGCAATCATACAATCTTGGGACACGGCATTTCTCAAAACACAGCGTAGCGACTATAGCGCCTGTACAACGTGGGGTGTGTTTTACCATGAAGGCTCTCCAAACATAATTCTTTTGGATGCCTTCAAAGAAAAGCTGGAGTTCCCTGATTTGAAACGTGCGGCATACGACAAGTACATGGAGTTTGAGCCAGATCAGATGATTGTGGAGAAAAAAGCTTCTGGTGCGCCACTAATATTTGAGCTTAGATCTATGGGAATTCCAGTAACAGAGTTTACTCCATCACGCGGACAAGATAAGATAGCAAGGGTTAATGCAATAACAGATCTATTCGCAAGCGGTTCAATATGGTATCCTCCTACCAGATGGGCAGAAGAAGTGATTGAAGAATGTGCGTCATTTCCCTCTGGGGATCATGACGACTTAGTGGACTCAACCACTCAAGCTCTGTTAAGGTTTAGGCAAGGCGGCTGGGTGAGGGCCGAAATGGATGACTGGGACGACGAACCAAAATACCGCAGACCAGTTGAGTATTACTAGGAGATAGGCATGGCTATCGAAAAGCAGATGGAACCTTCTGATCTTGAGATCGAAGAAACGGACGCGACAGATGTTGAGGTCGAGATTGTAAATCCAGACGCGGTTTCAATCGATACTGGAGATGGCGGTGTTATTATCGACTTCGAAGGCAGTATGACAGAAGGGCTTGTCGGACCAGACCATGATGCCAACCTAGCAGATTTTATAGATGAGCAAACACTCAACAGTATGGCGTCTGAGCTTGTTTCTGATTTTGAAGCAGACAGAGAGTCACGGGCTGATTGGTCAAGAGCATACGTTAAAGGCTTGGATCTCTTAGGGATGAAGATTGAAGATCGCAGTCAGCCGTGGGCTGGGGCGTCTGGGGTGTATCATCCAGTCTTAACTGAAGCTGTTGTTAGATTTCAGGCACAGGCAATGGGTGAGTTGTTCCCCGCTTCTGGGCCAGTTCGCACAAAAATTATGGGCAAGTTAACACCTGAGAAGTCAGAACAAGCAAATCGAATACAAACTGAGATGAACTATCTTCTTACAGAAGAGATGACCGAATACCGTGACGAGACGGAACAGATGCTATTCAAGCTTCCTCTCGCTGGTTCGGCATTTAAAAAGGTTTATTACGATCCCTTAGAAGATCGCCCTGTTGCCGTATTCGTACCTGCAGAAGATTTTGTTGCTTCATATGGTGCATCTGATCTTGCTTCATGCCCACGATATACGCACATCATGAAGAAAACCTCTAATGAAATACTGCAGTTGCAGGTTGCTGGTTTCTATCGTGATGTTGATCTGCCAGATCCAGAGCCAGAGTTCACAGACATTCAAGAGAAATACGATGAACTGGATGGAGACACTGCGGTCTTAGAAGATGATGACCGTCACACAATTCTGGAGATGCATGTCACCATGAACATGCCAGAGGAGTTCGATGATCCAGACGGGATTGCCCGTCCTTACGTTGTCACCATAGATAAAAGCTCTCGTGAAATTTTAGCAATCAGACGTAACTGGTACGAAGAAGATGAAAAGAAAAAGAAGCGACTTCACTTTGTCCATTATAAATATCTTCCTGGTCTTGGGTTCTACGGCACGGGACTTATCCATCTCATTGGTGGATTGGCTAAATCGGCAACTTCCATCCTTCGTCAGCTTATTGACGCTGGTACGTTATCGAATTTACCTGCAGGTCTTAAAGCTCGTGGACTTCGCATTAAAGGAGATGATTCGCCTCTTATGCCAGGTGAGTTCAGGGACGTGGATGTCCCAGGTGGTGCGATTCGTGATTCCATTACGTTCATCCCTTATAAAGAACCAAGCGGTGTACTCTATTCGCTGCTTGGAAATATCGTCGAAGAGGGAAGGCGCATAGGTTCCGTTGCTGACATTCAAGTCGGTGACATGAATTCACAGGCACCAGTTGGAACAACACTTGCCCTTATGGAAAGATCCATGAAGGTTATGTCTGGAGTTCAAGCTCGTATGCATGCCGCAATGAAGAACGAGCTTCGCCTTCTTGCCCGTATTATTCGGGATTATATGCCAGAAGAATACGCCTACGAAATGGACGGTGACTTTAATCGCAGAAAAGACTTTGATGCTCGCGTTGATGTTATCCCTGTTTCTGATCCGAATGCTGCTACTATGTCCCAGAGAATTATGCAGTATCAGGCGGCTTTGCAGCTTTCTCAGCAAGCTCCCCAGCTATATGACATGGGAAGGCTGCATCGCCAAATGCTAGAGGTTCTTGGTATTCAAGATGCTGATGATATTATTAAACTGCCAGATGATATCAAGCCAGCAGACCCAGTAACTGAGAACATGATGATTCTGAAGCAAGAGCCTGTTAAGGTATTCAAGTATCAGGACCACGAGGCACACATTGCAGTTCACATGTCGGCGGCTCAAGATCCAAAGATTATGCAGATGATAGGACAGTCTCCGTTTGCGCAACAGATACAGCAAGCAATGGCTTCCCACATAACAGAACACGTTGCCTTCCAGTATCGTCGTGAAATCGAAAAGATGCTTGGCGTTGAAATGCCAAATGAAGATGAGCCTCTGCCACAAGATGTTGAGGTGCAGGTATCAAGGCTTGCAAAAGAAGCAGCAGAAAAACTTCTTCAAAAAGATTTGGCAGAGCAGCAGCAAAAGCAAATACAACAGCAACAACAGGATCCCGTTATCCAGATGCAACAGCAAGAGCTTCAGCTTAAAGCTAAAGAGCTTGATCACAAAATACAAATGGACACACAGAAGTTGCAGCTTGATGCGATGGCAAAAAGTTCAAATGCACAAATTCAAGCGGAACGCATCGCCGCTGAGAACCAGCGCGAAGGGGCGCGTCTGGGAGTTAAGCTTGCTACAGACCTAGATAAGTCGCAGCGAGCAGATCAAAAAGAAGGTGCGAAACTTGGTATATCAATAGCGAAGGAGTTAACAAAGGGAGATGGATGACGTTTTTGCGTTGTTGAATCGAAAGATTGATGAATACGAGGAAGACATAAAAACCTTTCTCGCCGCAGGTCAGGCTGAAGACATTGCAATGTATAACAGAATAGTGGGCAGATACGAAGCATTGCAGTTCATGAAGCAAGATCTTAACGACATAGAAAAGAGATATGTTGAAACATAGAACTTTTTTATGTATCTTTCAAAGCAGGGAGACCTCGTGGCGTTGCCACGCAAGGTGACTGTGAACCTTAAATCACTGCAGGTAAAATATGTATACAGGTAATAAAACTACAGAAGAAAAGGTAGCTTCCAAACTACCAATACCCCAAGGATACAAGATCCTTATCGGTGTACCAGAGGTAAGCGACAAAACAGAAGGCGGCGTATTCATGCCTGATGGGCTTAGAGCCGCAGAAGAAACGGCGTCTATTATTGGATTTGTCATGGATATGGGGGCAGATGCTTACAAAGATCATGCTAAATTTCCGAATGGTCCGTTCTGCAAGAAGGGAGATTTCGTAATCTTTCGTTCTTATTCTGGCACTAGATTTAAAATTCATGGAAAAGAGTTTCGACTCATTAATGATGACACCGTGGAAGCGGTTGTTGACGATCCAAGGGGGTACACACGGGTATGAGCAATTTAGCTGAAGAACAAGACTTCGAAGACGAAACAGTCGCAGAAGCCATTGAAAAAGCAAAGGAAAGTAAAAAAGACGAAAGCGATTTCGAAATTGAAGTCGTAGACGATCTTCCACCAGAGCATCAAAACAGACCTCGTCAAGCAAAGGATGCTAAGGTAGATAGCTCTCTTTCTGATGATGACGATGAGATAAAATCTTATAGTGAAGGTGTTCAAAAGCGCATTAAGAAAATAACTTGGGAGCGTGAAGAGAAAGAGCGCCAGCGTATTGAAGCAGAGAATTTGCGCGAAGAAGCTCTTCGTTATGCACAGCAGGTCAAGAGCGAAAACGAAGCTCTTCGTCAGCAGCTTGAAAGCGGCAAGAGTGTACTGCTTGATCAGGCTAAGGGAAGAGTTTCTGCGGAGATAGAAAAGGCTAAAGCAGCATATAAAGCGGCTTATGATAGCGGAGATCCCGATGCCCTTTTAGAAGCTGAGGATAGGCTTGATGAGCTACGTGATGAAAAACGTAGATACGAAAATTACAAGCCGCCCCAACAACAACAGGCTCCAAGGCCAGCGCCTCAACCCCAATATGAACAGCAAACCCAGCGACCGAAGCGACCAAGTGAACTGGCTTTGAAGTGGGCAGAAAAAAATCAATGGTTTGAAAAAGATCCTGAGATCACAGGGTACGCTTATGGACTTCATCAAAGACTTGTAACAGAAGGTGTTGCTCCAGATTCAGAAGAGTACTATACTACTATACATAACGCGGTTCGCCGTGTGTTCCCAGATAAGTTTGACGATGGGCCTATTGAGGAAGCACCCCAACGTCAAACTGGCAACGTGGTTGCCCCTGCCGCGAGAAGCGGAAAAAAACCACGCAAAGTGCAACTGACCTCAACGCAGGTCTCTCTCGCCAAGAGACTTGGTCTGACAAATGAGCAATATGCGGCGCAATTAATGAAGGAAGCATCCAAATGACAAACAGAACCCCACGCACCACAGAGACTCGTGAAGAGTCAAAGCGCAAAGTGTCATGGCAGAGACCTTCTATGTTACCTACCCCCGAACCCAGAGAGGGCATTGAGTACCGCTGGATTCGCACAGCAACACTTGGGCAGAGTGACAATACGAATGTTTCTTCCAAATTTCGTGAGGGATGGACACCTGTTTTGAAAGGGGATCATCCAAACCTTCAAGTTGTGTCTGATATCGATTCTCGATTTACAGACAATATTGAGGTCGGTGGGTTATTGCTATGTCAGAACTCAACCGAAAATATGCAAGCTAGAAGGGATGCACAGAATGAGATGGCGACAAGTCAGATGCATGCTGTTGATAACTCCTACTTGCGTAACTCAGACCCTCGCATGCCCGTTCTGAATCCTGAGCGGTCTACGCGGACTTCGTTTGGCAAGTAACCTTTCGGGGGGGCTTGCTTGGTTGAAACTCAGATGATGAGGAAAGAGCTATGGCTACAACAGCGGCTCCTTATGGTCTCCGTCCAGTAAAACGTGCTGACGGAATGCCATACGCTGGGGCAACGTCCCAGTATCTCATCGACCCTGCTGGTGAAGCAACTAATCTATTCTACGGGCAAGTTGTTATCATTGGGGCCGATGGGTATATCGCGCTGGCTACGGGTACAGGTATGGACCTGACCTCTAACAGCATTTCAGGCACAACAGGTGTAGGCGGAATCGGCGTCTTCGTTGGTTGTGAATATGTAAACTCTTCAGGTCAACGTGTTCAAGCACAGTACTATCCGTCTGGTACAAACAGCAATAGTACTAAGATCACAGCCTATGTTGTCGATGATCCAAACGTACTGTTCCAAGCGCAGCTTGATGGTGCTGGAGCGCAGACAATCATTGGCACGAACACAGGCTTCGCATCAGCGCAGTCTACCTCAACTGGTGATACAGTTACAGGTAACTCTACGTCTGCACTAGATGCGACTGTTCAAACCGCAGCGGCTGCATTCCGCATCGTTGCTCATGTTTCTGATCCTGCTGATGCGTATCCAGATGTACTTGTAAAGTTCAATCCGGGCGCTCACCAGATGACGAACAATGTTGGCTTATAAAGGAGTTAAATAATGGCTATTTCACGCGCCCAGCTCCTTAAAGAGCTATTACCTGGTCTCAATGCGTTGTTTGGACTTGAGTACGATAAGTACGAAAATGAACACGCAGAGATTTACGAAACTGAAAACTCAGAGCGTAGCTTTGAGGAAGAAGTTAAATTGTCCGGGTTTGCTGCAGCCCCTGTGAAAGCAGAAGGTGCATCAATTTCTTACGACAATGCACAAGAGTCGTTCACCGCTCGTTACAACCACGAAACGGTTGCAATGGGCTTTTCTGTCACTGAAGAAGCGATGGAAGACAACTTGTACGACTCACTATCTGCTCGTTATACAAAAGCCTTGGCTCGTGCTATGGCGTATACCAAGCAGGTTAAAGCGGCTTCTTTGTTGAATACAGGTTTTGACACCTTTAAATCAGGTGACAATGTGTTCTTGTTCGCAACCAACCACCCAACAGTGGAAGGTGGAACAAACGCAAACAAACCTTCAACAAATGCTGACTTGAACGAAACTTCACTTGAGCAAGCAGTTATCGACATTGCAGCGTACACTGATGAACGCGGCCTGTTGATTGCGGCACGTCCACGTAAGTTGATCGTTCCACCTGCGCTTATGTTCGTCGCAACTCGCTTGCTGCAAACAGAGCTTCGCACAGGTACAGCGGATAACGACATCAACGCATTGCGTTCGAATGGTTCGATCCCAGAAGGCTATCGCGTCAACCACTATCTGACTGACGTAGACGCCTTCTTCATCACCACAGATGTTCCAAACGGCATGAAGCACTTTGTGCGTACTGCAATGCAGACATCTATGGATGGTGACTTCGATACAGGTAACGTGCGCTACAAAGCGCGTGAGCGTTATTCATTCGGTGTATCAGATCCGCTAGGCATCTACGGATCACCAGGTGCATAATTAGTTCAATAGAACTTTTAGAGGGGCGGGTTTACTCGCCCCTTTTCTTTTTTAAAAAGTGTGGTATCCTGTTTTCATCCCTGACAGCCATTGGCTGACACACCCAAAGACAGGAGATCAAAATGGGTCTAACTACCTTTTCAGGTCCCGTTCGTTCTGAACGCGGATTTACTGCTGTAGGATCAACCGCAGTTGTAGCAATCACAGCAGAAACAACTCTCACATATGCAGACCACGTAGGACGCATTATTGAAATCAATGATGCAGACGGTGCAGTTACGCTTCCAGCAATCACCAGTGACACTATTGGCGCAACCTACAAATTCTTTGTAGGCACCACTGCTTCTGACTTGGATATCAAAACAGATGGCACAGATAAGTTTGTTGGCAATCTCGTTCTTGCCGCCGCCGCCACTTCTCAAGCTAGGGGTTTCGCTCCTGCAGCAAGTAACGATGTCATTTCTATGAACGGCACCACTACAGGTGGTATTGCTGGTTCTGTTGTGGAAGTCACAGCAATTGCAACTGCAGAATATCTTGTTACTGGCACATTGTTAGCATCAGGCACACTCGCTACTCCGTTTGCTGATAGCTAATAGGAGTAAGATATGCGTTCTGATGTACAATCGAAACGTGTTACTGGAACGGGGTCACTTAGTGTTGGCCCCGCTCGAATCCGTCAGATCCAAGTATTAACAACTACTGGATCGCCTAGACTGACAATCACTGATGGTAACGGTGGCTCTACAGTTCTTGATCTGGACTTTATTGCATCTGATTCTCACTCAGTAAACATTCCGTCTGACGGTATTCGTGTCAGTGACGTGTACGTTTCTGCATTTACTAACATCACTGCTATGACGGTGTTTTATAACTAGGAGATTTAAATGGCTCGTGAAGTAAGTTCAATTTCCAGAGTTGGAACTAGCGAGCCGTTTGAGCTTCAAGTTGCTCGTGGGCAAATATCATTCCATAAAACGGTATTTAAGTTTGGTTACAACAACGATGTCGGAGACTCAAAAGAAACCATCTGGGAACAAGGTGGTTTATACGCTTATCCTGCATCAGCTACAGTAATGACTGTATCAAGCAGTTCAACTGACGACACTGCCGCAGGGACTGGTGCAAGAACAGTAGAAGTTTTTGGCTTAGACGCCGATTACAACGAAATAAACGAAGTTGTCACATTAAACGGACAAACGGCTGTTAACACTACAAAATCTTACCTACGGATAAATCGCGGTCTTGTTCGCAGCGCGGGTAGTGGTGGCGCAAACGCTGGAACAATTTATGCAGGAACAGGCACAGTGACCACTGGAGTTCCAGCTAATGTTTATCTTAGCATCAATGGCGATGGAGACAACCAAACATTGATGGCTCTTTGGACAGTTCCCGCAGGATATACAGCGTTCCTTACAAAAATGTCTTTGTCCACAGGCACATCTACCAACACCAAAGCCCTTTTGAATGCTAGTCTTGTTGCTAGGCCATACGGAGAAGTCTTCCAGATAAAGGAAAGATTTACCCTGACAGATGCCACACATGAGCAGTTTTACACTTTTCCATTAAGGTTCACAGAAAAAACAGACTTAGAGATGAGGGCGTTTTCTTCCTCTGGATCTGTTACCTTTAATGTCTCCGCGTCAATGGAGTTTATCTACATCAACGATGGGGATACTCTTTAATGGCTGAAAAGAAAAAGAAGGATAGTCGGTTAGAACGCGCAGGAGTTAGTGGATACAACAAACCCAAGCGTACACCTAATCACCCAAAGAAGTCACACATTGTTGTGGCTAAAGAGGGCGATAAGGTGAAGACTATTCGCTTTGGTCAGCAGGGTGTAAAGACAAATCAGACCGTAGGGCAGCGAAAAGCCTTTAAGTCTCGTCACGCGAAGAACATTAGTAAAGGCAAAATGTCTGCAGCTTATTGGGCTGATCGTGTTAAGTGGTCCCCTAGTAAAACTAAATCTAGCTCTCCAAAATGGAAGAAAGGTTCGTAATGGATATCTTGAGCAGTAAGGTTGTGATGGGGGTCGCAGCGGCTTTAATCGGTCTAGTGGGCGCGGTTTCGTATAATTGGGCTAGTTGGACGACAGAAACCTTGATCGCTGTAGATAAACGAACTGAAGTCATGGCTGTTCAGATGCAAGCAATAAAACTGGAACTGGAGCGTTTGTATGCCGCTAACAGATAAGGGCAAAGAAATCATGCGCTCCATGAAGAAGGAGTATGGCCCTAAAAAGGGTGAGCGTGTGTTCTATGCTTCTAAGAATAAAGGAACGATATCTGGTGTAGAAGAAATGAAATACGGCGGCTTTACTTCTACTGGTGATGACACGAAAGATCTCAACCTTATTCGAATGGGTAAAGGTGGCAAAACAAAAAGTAGAGTCAATGAGGCAGGTAACTACACAAAACCATCATTGCGCAAACGGTTGTTTGAGAAAATTAAAGCTGGCGGGAAAGGCGGAAAGCCTGGGCAATGGTCAGCCAGAAAGGCTCAAATGCTTGCAAAGCAGTATAAAGAAGCTGGGGGTGGATATAAAAACTGATGGGACTGAAGAAGTCGCAGAAAAGCCTTAAAGCTTGGACCAAACAAAAGTGGCGTACTAAAAGTGGAAAACCGTCTACCCAAGGTCCTAATGCTACTGGTGAACGGTATTTACCTTCTTCGGCTATTAAGTCTC